GCCACTATAGGTAGTGTAGACTTTATATTAACCACGCCCGTTGTTGGGTTGGGGTATAGGTGTAATTCCAAATAAGATTTATCTTCCATACCAACATAGTTGTCTCCGCAATATTCATATAGATTAACACATGACTCATCCCAATCACTACTACAGCAATAAGGATCTACTTCAATCACCCAAGCATAACAAGGGTCGTTTAACCAGTAAGGGCTACCTGCTCCACCATAACACCCAGCATCATAAAGACAGGTGTCGGTGCTAGTGTTAGCATCTGCATTATAGTTGTATGCATCTTGATCTACGCATCCTTCAACCACTTCAATACATCCTCCGTTATCTACATTAGCCTCCTCATTATAATTGAAGGCCGTTATATCTGTACAGCCAAATACCGCTAGGGTCTGACAACTCCCATCATCATAGTCAGCCTCAAAGCCCTGAGTATAATACTCTAAGTACCCTGCTGACATACACCCTGGAGAGTAGTAACAGCTCCCGTCATCGGTGTTAGCAGTAGCTGCGTAGTTAAACGCAGCCTCATCCATACATCCGTAAGCGAATGGGATGCATGTATTGCCACAGTAAGGCTGGAAGTCGTATACAAAAGGGAAGGCATTAATAAAGAACTGAGGCACCTCAATAACAACTTCCCCTTGAGGATTAGTTACCTTAAACCCGCACTGCTGGATAGTGTTTATTGATTGAGAGTTAGCGAAGAAATAAACCTGAGCTTCATCGATAGAGTTTAATGGAATGGAGTAGGTTTTTTCAAACCCATCTTCTGGGTTCATCTCAAATTGTGGGGACAACCATCCTTCCTGGTAGACCCCTAGCCAGCTACCGAACCAACCGTCCCCTACACCATCGGTGATGGTTAGGGTAAAGTCACATGCAATCACCATGTCTTCTACGTTTGCCTCTGGGCTGTAGTTGTATTGCGTGTCATCCATACATCCCTCAATCACTAGAGTTAAACAGCTCCCGTCATCTACAGTAGCCTCTGGAGAATACTCTATGTAATCAGAGTCGATGCATCCTTCAATGTCAACGTCACCCGCACAAGGTAATACATTAAAGAAGATCTCGTCTTCATATCCAAAGTCAACAGTCATTGGATTAGTAAAGTAATATATTGAATCACAAGATCCCACGATAGCAGCCCCATCAGTACCGCCAAACTGAGCAGCATTCAATCCGTCTCCGTAGGTGTCTGTTATTTCAAACTGTAGCGTTGATCCTACTGGAGCACACACTGCTGTCTGAACAGGAATGCCTGGAGTATCGTACTCTCCTGGAAGTACTTCATAAATAGTCTCAGCATTTGTTTGATCATACAGCTCCCAAGCTGTTTCGGAGGGGTAGCTATCTGGAACTATTGTTACAATAATTGGAGACTCGCCAGACTCGCAGTCTATCTCAATAGGCAAGTCACAAAAGCCTAACTCAAAGTTTGCCCAAGGATTCCAGTTGTACGCTTCTGGATTTGTACATCCTGGAATAGCTCCACATGGCAAGCAGCTTTCCCAACAGAATGGGGGAAGGATAATGTCTTCATCTCCAACAGTTATCTGCCTATTAATAAAACCAAACTCATCAAAAACAAAACAGCCCGACTCATTAACTCCGTCAGGCACTTCTTGATACTCCCAGTTATTAGAGGAGAACTTCCATGAGTAACTACCAGCAGACAAAGGAATTGTTGCCTCCCAAATCCCATTGCCATCAAGATCTTCCATTGAGTTGCAACTACCACACCATTCGTTGAACGTACCGTTTATCTCAGGGTTAATTATTTCTGGAGGAGCTTCGTTTAAATCCAGCTGGAATGTTACGTCTACTGTAGGTAAGTCACAAGGAGCGAGATTAAACTCATACTCAACCACCCCTGATCCAAAGTTATAATCCTCAAACAGAACTCCTTGACACTGGTTCTCAGCGGAGAAGAATCCATTGCCATAATCGCAACAGATCCCATCCCCGAACTCATCAGCCATTGTGAACTTAAAAGGAAAAGGAGAAGCCTCCATTAGGAGTCTCTCTGTTATCGTGGCGCTAACGTAGTTGGTGTACCCATAGTCGTCGTCAGACAGAATAGTGTCTGGGCCTTGAGTAATAGCCCAAGCTGTTTCTTGTGGGTACTGATCAAATCCAATGGTTAAGTCTATGTAGGAAAACTGAGCTGTGCTAATTAATCCTAATAGAGACAGAAGGAAAGTTAACAGTATCCTCATCACGCATGATCTATATAGGTGATAGATACATCCTCTCCATTCTCAAGAGCCTCAGCTATTGGAGGATACACATCGAAGTAAGCCTGAGTAGACTTGCCTATGAATCCGTTCTTCGCTTCTTTGTTGCTCGTCTGAGTCTTGCCCACCAACAGACAACCACTAGTGTGCTCGTCAGTATTACCGCAATGAATAAGTATGTACTCGAAATTAGGTACGTCACGCACCCATAGCATACCCTTGTGAATGTCTTTAAATCTCTTTGCATATTTAGCGTTGAACCCCCCAACAGTTCTTAGAGTAATCCTGTAGGTACCTGAGGGTATTCTAGTTTCATGCATTACCTTCTCATCTCTCTGCTCATCCTCCAGTGTGTAAGCTAAGAACTCTCTACTACTATCTGGATTTACCTTGTACAAAATTCCATTAGTGGAATCAGGCTGCGAGCTTATTCTTAATACTTCTAACTTCATATCTTATTCCGAAAATATTTGTTCTGTTTTTAACGACAGTAATGATGACTCTGATTTAATAAATAGGTATGACTTTACAAATTTACTATATCTATTATACTCGTCTGGAGTCATCTTAGACTTCTTTAATTTAAGAACTAACGCTATCTTCTTAGCCGACTCGCCAGACAGTCTTCGCACTTCACTCATGTGTTTACTGTACTCGCTAGGCATTACTCTTTTTAAATAAGACTCTGCCATAGCTGGGTCTATAGCCCTATCGAATTTAGATACGCTTAATCCTTTCAGGTATGTTGCTGTGTCTTCGTCTCTCTGATCTTGTAAGATCATCATAAGCCTGTCAATACCTATTTCTTCAGATGAGTTTATAAGAGCCTGCACCTGAGGATCTTTTTCAACCATCCTTTTAACTAGCTCAAACGCAGCAAGCTCCTCTTCAGAACTTAAAGCTCTATCTAATGGCCTGTCATCCATCGCTTTAGCAAAGTAATCAAGCTCTTTAGATCCTATTCCGAATACATTAAGAGGCACTTGAATAGCTTTTAATGCAGTGCTCATAGCAAAAAGATCTTGATCTTCAGGTCTTATAAACCTTCTCCTACCTGAGCTAGTTACATATGAGTTATCACCCTTAAGTAAATCATATCCCACTATAGCTGTGTTAATACCTTTCATAGTGAAATCACCTGCTGGGCCTAGTACTCCAAGAGCTGATTCAATAAATGATATTGCAAAGGATTCATTTTCAGTCTTTATAGTATTAGAGTATCCTGCAAAAGTGGGGACAGCTCCACCATACTTTTTATACATCTGCAATCTTTCTTTTAATGATAGTCCAGGCATGTCGAAGTCATCCTCGCTATACATTAGCAATGTGTTAAAAAAGTCCTTAACATTATCATCTACCATAGAGATTGACGGCAGAGGAATGGAGTCAACAAAAGTGCTTACAGCTGAATCCCTAAACAAGTTTTCTGGGAGAAGATCGATCTCTTCATCATCATCAAAAAACAGTGACCTTATTAAAGCTTGGAATACAGATACAATTATTTTACTAGCCATATGAAAAAGGTAGAGGTTGGCGCTAGTAGCAATAAGACCTCTTATTCCATCAGCTCTAGAATCTTTATTCCCAAGCCTACCGAGATCTGCTGTGATAGATCTCTTAGTGTTGATAGCAAAACTCTGGAAAGGCATGATCAGCTGCATCATTATTCGNCCANNCCCATCTCCGTTTTGATATACAGCGGCAGCCATTCTAGCGCTGGATGTATTCTGATCTTTCTCAACCATGTTGTCTGCGTGAGCAAGCGCATCCTTGTTAGGGTTGGCAGCCTCTTGCTTCCAATCAATGTCTGAGATAGATTCAACTAAGCCCTGACTTTTTAAGAAGTCAGCGTAGTAGGCGAAGAAAGAACTTACAGCAACAACCTTATCCGTAGTACTAAGAGTCCACATAGACTTGTCTGTAAGGGCGTCTCTTACAGCGTAGAATCTTGTTTTATTAAAGTCAACTCTACCAGAGAAAGGATCGATACTGCCAGCCTTGTAATCCCTAAGGAAGATGGCGCTATTTTTAAGAAGCTGATACTTGTCCTCTTGAATCTTAGGGGTTGGATCGGATAGTATTCTGTTCTTCCCATCCTTATCCTTACCGTAAAATGTTAGAGCTAAGTTTGTACATAGATCTGTAGCGAAGTACATGAGCGACTCCACACTCCTCATATTAATAGCTGTAGAAACAGCCACACCACCCTGTTTAAAGAACTGAATTAAGAAACCTCCAAATGCGTTTACTACAGCTGCCGCCCTGAACATTTCAAGAGGGTTAAAAACTTTCCTATCAAAAACGGTAACGTGTTTTTGAAACACAAATGGATTGCTTTGAACATCACTCAGTAAGTAATTATCAATCTTCTTATCCATTTGACCCTTGATTTTACTTGACATCAAGTCGTCCATCTGAGAGCTAGCGAAAGCATACTTATATGCAAGAACGCTACCTAAAGTGTTTTCAATAAAGCTGTTTTCTTTTAGTGTTGAGTGATTAATCTCAAGGAAGTTAAGTCCCAGCAAAGTCTTACCATCAACAGCTCTACTCTCTCTTTTATGTGTAGCCCCAGGAATTTTATTATAGTTAGACCCGCCAGTCTGAGACATATTTGAGAGTAGCTTTTTTCTAATCTCCATCACACCGTCAACCTCATCAACCCCAGTTTTTTTCTTGACACTAAAGGAAGTGTACGATGGTATTATCTCAAGCTCCTTGCCTAAGAATCTTTCTGTAAAATCTTCTAGGGCAGTCCTCTTGCTTTCATGTAGTTGAACCATAAAGTCAGCCATCTCCACCACTTCAGGCATAGACGACTCAACAATCTCATTTATATTTTGACCTGAGAAAAGGAAGTCGAAGGCTCTTTGGTACTCCTCTCTAATCTCCTTGTCAAAAGAATTGTTTTTATTCATGTCAGCTATAGTATTCTCCATAGCTTCTTTGAGAGATATAGCCCAGTCAGCCTGATTCATGCCCTCTGGAACTTGCCGATACATGCTGTATATCTGCGTTATAGCTTGAACATAATTTGAAGAGATTGAAGTTTCACCTTTTAATCCATAAGACTTATTGATTTCAATAATCTTATCGGATATAGCCTGAGCTGTTTCTAAATGCTCTTGTTCATGCTGGTTAATAGACATGATCAAATCCTGAACACCTATTGCATTTTTAATCCTTGAGATTGTAATGTTGTTTACAGCAAAGGCGTTCCTCATGTAGCTAGATAACTGATCCGCAAGTCCTCCAAATAAAACCCTCTTTCGAGATCTAACATTATTAATTGTTAGTATTTCAATTAGATCTGGTAAATCAATCTTACCCCTAGCTATTGCAGCGATGTAGCCAATACCGTTAACCCTGCCGTTCACTAAGAAGTCGTTCATCTTGTACTCCAGAGCTAGCAAGTGGTGGATCTCCAGTCTGTTTAATCTTTCAGAGATTCGCTTAGCAGTCTCAGCATTAATAGATGATGCGTCTGAAATACCAAAGATAAGAGCGAACGAAGGATCCTCAAGAATCTCATCAGCGTTTTGTAAAAGCTTGCTTATTATGCCTTCATCGATAACGGTTTGCTTCTTTAAAATATTCAACTCCTTGCGATCCCTAGCTATAGCGGATAGAATCTGTTCAAGGTCCTGCACGTTGCTAGGATCTAATGGATTTCCATTCTCGTCCTGCATCATGCTAGCCCTTTCCTCTATTTCTTTTTTAATCGGGGTAAGCCTAGCGTTGGAGAAGCGCTGTAGTAGCTCGTTATACTCCCTCGCAAACGTAGTAGTCCTACCTTCCTTCTTAGCTTTCTCAACAGCGTTCAAAGCCCGCTTACGAAGCTTAGCGTTAAGCTCCTCCTGCTCTATAGCTTTGAATACATTATAGCTACCTTTTAGAAGTTTAATATCCTTCAATTGCGAAGGAGTGAACACCACACTGCCATCCTTATCTTTCTTTAATCGAGCTTTGGTCATGCTGTCATTAACATCTCCTAGGAAGTTAAGGTAAGCCTGCATGTCTTCAAGAGGTATGAGAGATGACTTTATCTCTGCTACACTTCGAGCTAGTGTACGGAACGTGCTGAAGTCCCTGCCCTTTGACTTTTTCTTTATCTTCTTCTGAAGATCATTAGCTGAAGCAACATCCTTTAAGTACTGCTCCATGACAGCCTTACTATCTTGCTGATCAAATATCTCAGACATCTTATCAAGCAATGAATCGATGTAGTCCATCTCATTGCCCTTGAGTTTTACAGCAGAAGCCCTAGCCATCCGAGATGCAATAGAAAAGAAGCTCTGTATTTGTTTTGCAGTAAACTTATTAGAGGCCCCTTTTCCTCTTCCCATTCGATCCACTATAAGCTTTTTAGCTTCTCTAAAAAACTCTGCGGCAGTTTTAGTCTTATTCTTTAAATTGTCAAGTTCCTCCCTTAATTTCTTAGCTTCATCCGATAGCTTATCTCTCTCCTTCCTTCGCTTGTCAGCAATCTTAGCCTGCTCCTTTCTACCACTCTTCTTTCCTCTAACAAATAGCTTGGCGTCCTGGTAGGTCTTCTCAGCATCCTTCTTAGACATCCCTGACTCCTGAAGAATTTTTAGTATCTCATCCTTCTTTGGTATGTAAAGGTTTAGCTGGTTGGTTTCTTCAAGAACCAATGTCTTATTCTTACCTCGCCCCTTGAGCTTTAGCGTGTAGCTTGGCACTGTCATCAAGTCACCAATGGTGTCTACAATGTCTTGCCTTTTTATGTCCTGAGAGGCTAGTCCGTCTCCTTCCCGCTGTGCTGCTCGTATTTGCTTACGAAGTACTGCATCTCCTCGCCCTCTTCCAGTGGCCTCCCCTCTATCTTCTCTTCCACTATCCTCAGAAACTCCTCCAAGTTTTTGGCTTTTTGTGCTATCGGTTTCAGTGAGTCTGGCGTCAGACCAATCTGGCCTTCCGATGCCATCGGCTCTTTCAAGAAGTCTTTCTCTGAGTTGTTCTTTTGTAATTTCGCCATCTGTATATTCTTTATGTAATAACTCTATATCTTTTTTATTCTGACTATTAGCTTTAAACGTGGAGGTGTATAGCAGCCTAACAGCTTCCCAAGTAATGCTTTGCATTTCTCTTGGAAGCAAACCTCTTGCTTCTGCTGCTTTCCTGTAAGCATCAAGATACGCATAATACATGCCCTTAAAGCCAAGAGCTCCACTGCTTTTAACATTTATTATCCTAAAACCATTCTTTGCCGCCCAAGCATTAGCTTGCTTTGCACTAACAGATTTCTTTCTACCAAGACTTTTTGTTGCTAAATCTTTAACCTGTCCTAACGTCATCATTCTTCCGTCAGAATCTATAAAGGCTTTACTGCCTCCAAGATTAATTGAAACCTCAGCATCAGCCCCCGCAAGTGGTTTTACGTGACCAGCTGCCACAGCGTGAGTATCTATAGTTGCGTCAGAGCCAGCTCTAGGATTAACTATGTTGTTGTAGAAGTTTCTAATCTTGTGTTGCTGACCAAGTATCTCAGAAAGAACAGACTGGTCAGAAGTTTGAGTTGCGTTCAATGCTGCCGCAATCATTGATCTAGATCCCCAAGCTGCTTTCTTTCTGCCTCCGTCTGCTTTTGTAGCAAAATCTAAACGTGTGCCATCTGGAGAAATAATTCTATACTCTTTGCTTAAATTTAAATCTGCATAAGCCCAAAGAATTGCAGCTTTATCAACATCACTGCCAATTGAAGCAAATGTTTGACCGACATATTTTTGTAAATCCTTACCCCACTTCTTTTTGCTATGGTGATCTACAAGATCTTGAGTAATAGTAAGTGTAGGAGCTATGTCCGACATAAACTCTATTACTATCTCAGCTAATCTTAAATTTTGATACCAATCTTTTTGTGGTGATAACGCAGCAATAGTAGCCGCTACACTTTCTACCGACAAGCCGTACTCATCAGACAACTCTTGAGATATTATATTAGCTCCATCGTACCACAGGGTTGCTGTTCCTCTATCTGATTCATTAAAGGTATCATGCAGGAATAACAGGTTATCTACTACTTCATCAGTAAATATTTGATAAACCTCATCGGCAGTTGCCATTGCGTTATCACCCTTAAAATCACTAGGATTAAAAGTTTTTACAGCTCTTACTAAATCAAGTTCTGATAAGTACAAGCTGTTGTTGAGGTAAATGTCAGGGCTTTTTTCTCTAAGGGCAGCAATAGAAACATCTAACGTACCGTCATCTGAACCCTTGCCTACAACAGTTTCTCCAGCTACCTTTCTAGTTGCTCTACCTTGACCTATTCTTTTCCCAGATACTGTTTTAGATTTTACCTCTTCAACAATATCCTGAGCTTTAGTTTTAGGATCTTCTTCTTCTTTCTCTTTATCCTCGCCACCCTCAGTAGCAGGTTTTGGAGCCTTAATCTCGCTAGCTGGCTGGGTAATCGCTGTTGTGTCTTCAACAGCTTCACCTGCCTCCATCTTCTTAGTAGCCTCTTGAATAGCGCTTACGACATCCTTAATCGTAGGATCTTTAATCTTACCCCCAAACTTAACCTTGATAAAATCTAAGAGCCCCCTAATAAGTCCTTTACGGTACTCAATAGATAGGTCACCCTTTGTTATATCAGCAAGGATCTCAGTGAGAATCTCATCAGCAGCATCTGGGTTTTCATTAACCACTTGCATTAAAAGCTGCCTAGCTAATTCCTGATCTGTTGACGCTACATCAACTTGGTTCTTACGATTCTCTGGCAGGTAGTTCTTAATGAAATTAAGCATCTGCACAGGGTCTGGCATTAACCTAGCAAGGTGATATGCTAGCCTTCGAGTACCTTCCTTTGTTTGATCTTGGTTTTCATTACGCAATGTAGCTGCGTGATAAGCTTCATGGTAAGCTGTGTTTGCTTTTAGAGCTGGCATGAATAGATGCACATCTCCGTTCTTACCTACAAACAAACCCCTAGATAGCTTTGGCTCCTTACCTTTTTCCTTAGTAGCTTTTATCCATGCGCTTTCTGTGCCATGAAGAAAAACTTTTCCAGTACCGCCATTGGCTTTAATCGTAGCTATGATCTTCGGTATGTTCCTTAGCCCCTCAATAATGTCACGAGCAGTGGAATGCTTTGTGGACTTAATCCTGCCCTTAGATATAATCCTTTCTATAAGGCTCTCAGCGTTATCCTCTTCAAGCTCAACAGTATTACCTCGACCAACTCTTCCGTAGTTTCTTATCTCTGGGTCAGTACTACCAATCTCTTCAAGAAGACCCATAGTCTCCTCATCCTCCATGCTGTCCTCAACATAAGACCCTACTTGACTGTAAGCGCCTTCAATAGCAAACTTCTCTTCAAAGGAAGATTTAACTTTAACCGCAAGAGATTCTATTTGTGCTTCGTAAATCTTTACCGCAGCCTCATCACCCTCATCTTTAGCCTCTTGTAACAGCTTCCTAGTTTTTTTTGCTAGCAACCTATCTGTATAGATAGATCTATTTACAGCCATTAATTTCTCAGCATCCTCATCAGATAGATTAGATAAAAAAGACAAGTCTCTATTAGTAAGCCTGATCTGCTCCTCTTCAAGCGAAATAAGCTCTTGTTTTATCTCTTGCCTTCTTTTTGGATCTTTAGTTTCACGAAGCTCTTCTTGAAATTTTTGATACTTATTTCTTAGCTTGATCTGTGATCTAAGATTTGTGGAGGCTAGGTATGAAAAGGATCTAGTGATCGCTAGCTGCGTATTTCCTGCTAACGCCCCCACGATAAAACTATCAGCTACTTCGTAAAACGAAAAAGACTCCTCTTCTCTTTGCGCTTTTTTAATCGCAAGGCTAGACCTTATGCTACCCGCCACCTCTGGAGCTATTCCTGGGGTATCCAGTTTTGCTTTAAGAGATTCAATCTCTCTAGTGGTGCTTATGCTGTTGGTTGCAATTCTAAGGCCTTGATCAGCCATAGAGACAAGCCCCTCCTCAACACCTTCCTCAACAAGCATCCAAGGCGTTGAGTCCATGACCTTGTTCCACCCATCAATAGTTCTTTTAAAGGCGCTTCTTTTAGTCTGATCTCCTACTGCCCTAGTAGCCTCCTTTGTTGAAAGCCCGAAAAACTTACGCATTCTATTAACTGATAGATTGTCAGCCCTCCTAAAGATTTTTTCAGAAGCATACTCAGCGCCAAAAGCTAATGTTGAGAATAAAGATTTTTCAGATAAAGAAAGATTAGGGTTGTCACGAAGATCTTCTGCCATTGCACCTCCCGAACCTAAAGCCATAGTCGCTAGCGTGGCTTCTGTAGCTCCAGTAAACATCCCTACAAACTGCATAGCCATCTGTGGTGCTGCGTCCGCTAACTGAATCCAAGCCATGTCAGCCATTTCAGCTACATCACCTGCCTTTTGACCTGTTATGCCCCTAGCTATTTGCTCTTCAGTTAAGCCTTTATTAAGAGCTTGAGCTCTGTTTATCCCAGCGCTAAGTTCAGTCCATTTAAAATCCATACCCAAACTTTTTGAGTATTCCCGAAATTCAGGGATGTCAGGAGACCATAATGCAGATACTCCAAGAACCCCTAATCCTATAGCTCCCCCTACACTTCCTGGCTCTTCACGAGCGGCCTCTTGCCATGTCTCTACTTGGTTCCAAGCTCCAGTAATCATACCCATTCCCTGCTGAAAAGTGTTAGGCATTAAAGATTCTTCAGCTACTTTTCTGCCATAGAATTCAGCGGAGTTCCTGTAATCAATTAAAAAGTTGTTAGTAGACTCCTCAAGGTCATCCATCGCCATTTGAGATGTCATTTCTGAAAGCGTATAAGCCCTTCTTTTATTACCAAGAACTTCGTTAGCCTTATTGTACGACCTTAACAGCTCTGGCTCTCTAGCTCTAAGCTTGTCAAGAGTGGCTTTTCTTTCCTCATCTGTTACTCCATTATTGTACTCGTCAACAAAAGAGCTTACCTCGTCTTTAGCTTTCCTCTTAGTGTCCTCAACAGACAACACCTCATTTCGTGCAGCCCAATATCCCGCAACTTTTTTATACTCCTCCTTAGTTAGCTCGTCACCAATAGACTTATAATATTCAGATGCCGAATCAAAACTTGAGAGTTTTTCAGGCATGGACTCTTGAGCAGAAGCAAGCTCTTCTTCTGTATCAGGTATAAATGCTGGATTTATTTTATCAAGAGAAGATGTGTAAAAAGGAGTTATGCCTTCGCCAGTATCAATAGTCGGAACTTCATTTATCTGATCTCTAGTGTACTTGCCAAAATCAAATCTGTCCCCAATAATCCTTCCTTGCCTTTCTTCTTTCCTTGAGGATACTTCGCTACTGTCTGTTAATAGCCCTGTTTCGTAAAGCATTTTCTCGATTTCCTCGATATGCTCCTCTTCCGACCTGTGTAGATAATCTCTTTTATATAAGTCGTTCTCCTTGAAGTCTTGATAAATCTCTTCTGAAAGACTCTTAGCGTCACGCTGAGACATAGGGGAGCCCATAGCTAGCCCTCTATTTAAAGTCCATCTTTTAAGGCTGTTGTATTTTGCGTAATCAAGAAGCTTAGCGTCTTCAGTGTCCCCTAAAGAAGTGTTTGGATCGAGTGCGCTACTAGTTAGGTTTAGGTTGTCTATCGCATCCTCAACCCTATATTCAAACTTAAACTGATCAACATCTCTAGCTCCTTCAGAGTAGCCTAAATATTTGTCTTTGTCCTTATTAATTTCAGATAAAAGCGAAGGGTTGTCGTAGTGGGTTTCGTATAGGTGAGGAGCAAATAAAGCTAGCTCAGGGTCTACAAGCTTAGGATCAACGCCTTCTACAGCAGGGGTAGTCGAAAATCCCGATTCATCCTGAAAAAGACTTCCTATGAACTGTTGGTTTCTAGAGGCCGATGCATCTTCAACCTGCTCTAGCTCAGACTTAGTTTGACTCTCCACAACAGCCTCAGGTGTCTCTGAAACAAATGCTGGATTACCTCCGTAGTTTGGAGCTGACACACCAAACGAGTTTAGCACATCTCGCTGAGTCCCTTTAAAACCTTGATTTTGTAATATCTTCCAAGCTTTCTCAAGGAGGTCAGGATTCGTAAGTATGTTCTCTTTAAATTGATCTGGAGTACCCTGAAGGCCAGAGTTCTTTAGAATTTGAAACATGAGATCTCCTGGATCTCTTTGGATTTCTGTTGGATCGCCGTTCATCTAATGCAATATTACGCTTCTTTACTACTCTCTATTTTAGAAAACTTGGAAGGTCTTCCTTTGGAAAATTCAACCTCAATGTTGTAAGTTTCATTAAAAATTCTGTTAGCCTCTTCTTCTCCAAGCGTTGACTTGTGAGATAGATATAAGCCTTTTAGAGTTGTAGGGTAGCTCATCTTCCCAGATTTGCTTTGTTTAAAAATATCTTTTCCAGATCCCGCAACCATATTGATTACAATTTCATTAGCCTGTCTCTGATCAAGATCTTTTAAGTCGTGACCGTACCTTTTTGCTACTCTTTCGTAACTACGTTTCTTATCTGGATCTGTCAACCAAATTGCAGCAGCTCTAACAGCTACGTTTGGCTGAAGCATTAAGTCTGGGTTACCTACAAAATCTAAGTCCATAATCTCGCCAAGCTTCTTGTAGTTTCCTTTACCTGTAATCTGTATAAGACCTCTGCCTCTATACTTATACCCATCCCCCTCTTCAGTGTTGCCAAGTTCACGACCCTTCTGAGTTTTTGATCCATAGACATCGTTAAATAAAAGAATGTTTTTTTCTTTATTACCAGTATACTTTTCTATGAGCTCTTCATCGGTCATGTTTTTAATCATATTCCTACCACCAAAAGCAGTTCTAATAGCTCCCGATGTTTTATACTTTATACTCTCAGCTGACCCTGGATCACCACCCGACTCTTTTAATGCAGTAGCTTCCGATGCGGTTTCAAAAACACCAGAATCTAAAAAGTTCATTTTATCTGACTTGTCAGTAAACATTTGAAGCTGTTGTTGGAAAGATGCGATAGGGTCATCAGATACATCTATAGAATCTGCAAAAGAAATTATGTCGGCATATGCCGTCTGATCAGGCTGAACTAGGGGCTCTGTTGTCTTGGTTGTTTTAAATCTTCCCTCCATTGTTGATTGTTCAGAACCTCGCTTGAGCGATTTTGTTTTTGAACCCCCAAACAACCTAGAAAAGAATCCCCTGCTTTCCTCAGCCTTTTCTTCAACCTCAGGAACCATACCTCCCATAGCCATGTTAGGGACGAACTGGTCAGTAACAGCTTTAACTTGCTCTGCTGTTAACTCCTCTAGGTTGTCCATCCTTCTTAGGGCTCCGATTTCATCCTTAGGGTAAGATTTAATATTTACAACAGTACCTCTGCCTGACCCTTGCTTTGCTTGATTACCTCCAAGTATTAGCACGTTATTCTCGTTGTCAGGGTCTTCCCCTAGATAGAAGGCAACGTGGGAATCTCCTCTTGAGCTTGGTGTTTCCGTGAATTTACCAGTGCCATCCTTGTTGATCACAACAATATCCCCAGCTTTAGCATCCTCAAAAGAAACATCAGACCCATAGCTAGCGTACTGTAAAGCTCTAACTCTTCGGAAGTTATCGCCTGTAAGCGTTTCATCTATATCACTATCATCTACTGATTTAAGGATTGTATATGCAAAAGCAGCACACCAAGACTCCCCAGCCGCTATCTCCGCAAGAGTTTTGTCTTTTTTAGTTTTCTTTTCTTCTTCACTTAAACTTTGATCAGCATCAATATCAGCTAGCTCCTCCTCCCCTAAGCTCTTAATCCAACCACCTACTGCGGTATCGAAGAATCCTTTTATAACCCCTTGTTGTGTTGGATCTGTCTCATCTATTCCTGTGTACTTAACAACGTAAGCTAATGGGTTTCTTGCGAAACCATCATCTATGCTAATCATCTCAGCTCCACCCTCAGTAACAGGGTCAAGATCCCTCTCGATAGCTTCAAGAGCAGCAGGTATTCCTTGAACAAGCTCTGGTGAAAGAACTGTATTTGTAATCTCTTCAGGTGTGCCGACTACTATACTCTCCAACTGCTCTCTTGGTTCATCAGTAGCTGAATCGATTATCGCAGTCACATCTGTGTTTACAGGTGTAGCAACTGAGTCTGCGCTAACGGTAGTTGTAAGAACATCCGTGATCTCATCATCAGTCAAAGAAGGGTTATCTCTAACCTCATCGCTTAAACTAACAACAGGTTCTGCAACATCAACTTGAGCTTGATCCTCTGCAACTTCTTGAGTTTGATCACCGTCATCCATACTCACAGTACCAGTACCAATTCCCCCACCAACAACTATATCCATAGCGGTTGCTAAAGTATCTGACACTTGTGGATCTACTTGTCGCACTTGAGTTCCTACACTAAGATCATCTGTGCCTGTTCCTGTTCCTGTGCCTGTTCCTGTACCCGTGCCTGTACCTGCACCTGATGTATCATCTGTATTGACATCATCTGTATCGACATCATCTGTATCGACATCATTTGTTCCACCTGTGTTTGTGTCTGTGTTTGTAGCGTTGTTTGTAGCAACATTTAGATCATCTACCAATACTTGGTTAGGATCTAATGTAGTATTACCTGTAGCGCCACCTGTACCACCTTGACCTGTAGCGGTTGTAGTAGTCCCCTCTCCGATCAACTCGTTCCTACCTGTTCTTATTATTTGCTCGTATGTAGGGCCATTTGTCGTCTTTCGTGATTGAGATAGTTGATCACCAATATTTACAAAATCTTCTTCATCACTAGCCATAGTGACAACTTTGCTAGCTCTTTTTCTTAGGAAGTCAAGCTCATTTTGTTCGGCAGCGGTTCTATTTGCCATAGCCTCAAGTTGATCAACCCTACTTCGATTCGTACCTATCTTATAACCAACAACCTCACCCCCACCGTTCATTATAACTTTCTCTATGTTCATCTTGACAGCGTCAACACTAACATCAATCATTCTTCCTGAGTTGTTGATGCTAAAGAATTCCTCTTGGGGAGCATCTGGATCAGTAGGCCCAGTAGTAAGACCCTCTACATCTGAGGTTGTATCACTAACTGGGTAGTTAGTTGTAGGGTCATAATCAGGGAATATNCTTCCAACTAAACTACCTTCAGTGCTGCCATCTACTGAATCTTCAAGCAGCTTAACAGCCTTTTCATTGATCTCAGGGATTTTACCAAGAACTCTTTCCCTAGTATTTTTAATATGCAAAGTCTGAGCACCTCTAAACTTCTTTAAGGCTTCTTGATCAATTAAATTACCATTAGCGTCTCTAGTAATCTTAGCTAGCTCATCATCAGAAATAGCGTATGTAGGATTTCCTTCATCGTCAAACCCAGTAACCTTAGTAATAGAAACATTATTGCCGTCTACAACTTGATAGTAATCTGGGCGATATACTGTGTTTATGTCTTCAAGATCCTTTTCAACAAGATCTCTATTTGTAACTTGATTTGTTGTAAACGCCTCCGCAGCAACAGCATTCCATACTGTCTTATTTGTTTTGGTTGTAGTGTTGTATTTATCTAAAAAGTCCTCATTAAACTTCTCCTCGTTAATTGACACTGGTACTAGTTTTTCATCAATAACCTTTAAGTCATAGTAGACGTTGTTTGGTACGTGTGGACTAAGGCCCTCATTAAAAATAACCTCACTTAGCTCAGGGGAGGTAAACTTGTATGACGCCTCTGTTGAGCCCTGAACCATGAAGAGGTTCTCTGCGTTAGAAGCAGTTATAGCTGAATCAAAGTATGGGACAAAGCCACCGCCTGGCTGCTCGACAGTAATGATATTTCCCTCCCTGCTGTAGTTTGGTACTAGCGCATAATCATCAAGAAGCCCAAGATTAAAATCTTTTAACCCCTGCTCTATTAACTCTTGATTCTCATTAATTGACTTAGCTTGCTCTAGCATGTGATTACTACCAAACTTAGCATCGTCAAGGAAGTTTGCGTATTGGTTTTTAGCTTGAACAAGAGCCGCTTGATTGGAGGCGTTAGGATTTGATTTGAAGTTTGTAGCTGTCTCCTGCCACACATTTAGAGCCATCTGAACGCCAGGCTTGTATTTGCCATTAAGCTGCCCAGGAACTGCCGCTAAGAAAGCCTCATCTGGTTTGAAAGCACTAAGCTTTGCTTCTTGTTTCTTAGCTCGCTCAACTAGAGCTCCAGCAATAGGGTTAGCGAAAGCTTCTCCTGCTGCACGACCAACAGCCCCGTAATCAATATTAGGAGCTACATAGCCAGTTTTAAATCTTCTTCCTTGTCCGTCAGCCATTACTTTTCAAATTTCTTTAGCAAGTTAAATAGGTATTTGTGTAACTGAGAATCACCATCCTTAGCTAGCTGCATTAGTTTTTTAGATTGCTCTGGGTTGAATACATACTCACCTCCAGTAAGCTCAGCTACCTTTTCACCTCCGTTATCTACAACGTGGAGAGGATTGCGTTTATGAGAAAACTCTCCAGGAGTTTTTGTAACCTTAACGCCACGCTTAGCTATCTTACCTCCATTTTCTTTTTTCCTGTTAGGGTCAAGGCCAAGTAAGTTACCAAACCCCCCAGCAGCAGCGCCCATTCCTATAGCGCCTCCAGCTATCCCAGCTACTCCACCAATAACATTAGATATATTCTGAACCCTCTGCTGTTCTACTTGAGCCTGCCTAGCTTCTGCTAAGGATTTAGCGTCATAAGCGTAATCAAGATCCCTTGTAGATCTAGTCTCTTTTAACCTTGTTTCTCTTTCCCTTGCTCCAGCAAGCTGTCCTAGCGCCTCGGTTTGTAACCTCTGCTGCGTCAGTGTCTCTTGTCTCTGAGACTTTTGAGCTTGTTGTGATGCCTGCATAACAGCACCTAATCCACGAGCGCCAAACTGAGATGCTGCTTGAGTTGTTGTGGCTAGAGATCTATTAATATCTTCAAGACGCTGCTGCATAAGCCGCTGATCATACGCTTGATTAACCATCTGGTAATACTCAGAAGGAGTTGATAACGAAGGCTGAGTATCTTTTACTTTTTGAAGGTCGGCTAATGCGGTTTGCATTTCTGTCTCAGCAGCAGCTCGCCTGTCTTTTTGCCCAACCATTCCAGCAATACCACCAGCTAGCGAGCCTATCCCCCCAACCGCTGATGTTAAGCCAGTTCCTAGCAGCTCAGCTTGGCTTGCGCTCATATCTCCGAAATTGAACCCGCCGCCGCTGTTGTCTTCTTCGCCGTTTGTTGCTACTCCCATATCTATTTATCGTTATGTAGGTTTGATGGAGTGTAAGACATGTTAACAGCGTAAAGTTCAGTAGCTGTTTGTGCTGGGTTTTTCATAGCTATTTGAGCGTAATAGTCCCTAATGTTATCTCCGTTTATTTTATCTTCTGACACAGCCATTAAAGTATCTCCCACTGTAACACCTGCAACTGTCGTGTTTGCTGTGACTTCTTTTCTACCAGACACAGATGATATAGTAAGACTCAAGCTTGTTTCAGATGATGATTCCAACTTAAATAAGGTGTCTCCAATTCCAAACGGCAAGTTACTGATTCTAGAGGAAAATGTAATCTTATCCCCATCAATAGCTGTTACTTGCCCCAGAACAATTTTGTGAGAAGTGTTCAGTGTTCCTCCTGTCTCATCCTTGCCCATCACACGATACCACATGTTTTCTTTTTCCGTGAACTCAGTGGAGGGCATAGATGCTGTGGTTTGATCTGAGTTAGATACCACCGCTGTCCAAGGGCTATCGCCCTCTAAAGACATAGCATCGTAAACCTTTACCATACTAGGGTTGCCTTTAGATACAACAGTTACCTCGCTATCATTTGCTGAACTATAGAATAAGTTATGCTTAGGATTACTATTGTGCTTCCATATTTGACCATCCTTAAATGAAAAGAATCTGTCATGTAAACGTGCGTAGTTCTCAGGAACAAACGAGTAGAATGTAAGCCACACTTGTTTAATTGTTGACCAAGCAACAGTCTCTCCTGGCACTGTTGTTTCACTAGCTCCCTTTGTTAGTGTAACAGATCCTGCATTTGAAGTTCTTACTAATGAGGTTGGTAAAGACATTGTGCTGTCTTTTATAGACACAAACCCAAGTCCAGTAAAATCATCCCCAAACAAAGAAAACTTAATATTGACTGCCGATTCAGTTGCTCTATTATCAAAGGTAGTATCTAGAATAACACCTCCCTTTTCTGGGAGTTGATCAATGTATGCGATACCGTTTCCTGATCTCTCCCAATTGTCAGAATCCATCTGCCATAAGTTAGCGTCCTCATTCCACCAAGGAGCCCCGTTTTTTCTATACTCAGGATTAACAATAAGATCAGTGTAACCTTTGCCAGTACCCATTCTTGGGTTTTCGATACGAATAATGTCACCACCATCATCTGAAGGAACACTTAGCATTTGTGAGCTTATTTCACTCATGCTTACAATATACTCGTCATTCTCAGGATCTATACCACAAGGAACTTTCTTTCTAGCTGAAACGCTATCTATAAGCCCTAGCTTTGTTTGGAAGTATGAATCCATGTGCTTCGCACTAATAGGCTGAAGACCGTTACTATCTAGCTGCAATACAGCCGCCCTAGAAACATCTACAAAGTAAACCCTGCCAAACTTTTCAGTTACTCCTTCTGGTTGCAATCCAGGCCCGTAGTCGCCAGCATAGAACGTAGGTGTGCCCATAACATTCTGTGATGTTACAAGCTGCCCTCCTGCTGCGCTTTCAATTAACACCCTTGATATTGGAGTTGCTGAGACTTTATTTTCTTGCATTACAAGAAGAGCCTCGTTCCTATCCATCAAATAACAGATTGCTCCATGCTGCGTATTGTAGTCTTTGAATGGGAATAAAGAAGGATTGAATGAAGATAGATTTAATGTTGCGCTATCTAGAGTAAATACATCGCTATACGTAACAGATGATATTCTGCGTATCTCTTGTTGGTCTGGAGTTTCTATATGAGGCCTACCAATTGAAACCGCTTTTGATTCAAAGAAATCACTAGCCGATTGATCCTCAATAAAAAAAGTTTTATAGAATTGATCATCTGGCTTAGTTTCATCAGGCAAACCAGTAGTCGAGTCAAGAGCATTAACTAGTAAAGACCTTCTCCTTAAATAAACATCCCCTGTAGATAATGTTACTACGCCTGCAAATATTCCATCGTTATTGCCTGGAGTAGCCACAACTGAATTGTTAGGGACGCCACTGCCTTGAATGCCTTGACTAAAATTATTTCCGTCTGTTGTGTAGGTGAAGGTTCCGTCATCATTAATATTTATTCCTATAATGATAACAAACCCACTATCCGTACCAGCAGTTAAAACTTTATCTCCTATATATAAACGCTCAGAAGTAGTGAAATCGTTAAGACCATTTACAATAATGTTGAATGTAGAGCTTGTGAAATTATCTCTATCTCCTCCATGAGTTCTTAAACCTCCTTGTTCTACAATATCATAGCACTTTCCAATCTCATAATACCTTTGATTCTCCTCTATCTTTGCTGGCCTATATATCTCTACAACACAGTTGTTTGAGAAGTAATCTGTTCCACCCGATACATTTCCTCTAGTAAAATTAGCAACATCCTCATCACGTATAGTCATAAAGAAACCAGTCCTTCTATAGGCGGTTTCATCAGATTCAACTGTTTCAGTTGTTAGCTTTATAGGATTGTTTTCATCGTCACCATACATCTTGTATGACGTTATAGGGAACTCCGCAAGCGGTCTAACTTTTGCGCCATCAGAACTAATACACTCTATCACCCTTAGCATATCTCCCTCTCTGTATTCGTAAGATATGTTTGCGCCCTTAGATTCTTTGTATGAGTTGTTCTTGCCTTCTAAGCTTCTTAATGAAAGATAAATCAAACCACTAGTTCCACCCGCAAGCCCCTCTACTATGGGTCTTGTAACAGCGCCAGAGTCACTTAACGGATCTGCATAAGTTGTTTGCTTAGCAAGAGCTGCTTCTGACACTGAGATCTGAAGTATGCTTTCGTATGTAGTATTCTTAGAATACACAGGAGCCCACTTAGCTGCCCAAGATGGGGGCTCATGCTCTAGCCTAATGTCTATTTCAGACTTGCCTTCATTACCCAATCTAGAGCTTCTACCAAAGTGATCAACATCAACAGAATCAATTTTCTGTACACCACTTGGTCTATTCCTGTGATCAAAGTAAACAACACCAAGATCATGTGTAGCCCCTGCCTTAAAAGACTCAAATGCTTTTGACTGATCATTAATGAATTCAATGCTTGCTGAGGTTTGTTTGAAACCCCTATAGGCAGATACAACTTGATTAGTTCCGTCACCAAAGTCATCCTTCAATTCCATCCCAACAGCAGTTGTGTTTCCAGCACCACCTAGTATAGGAGCTGACATATTCTGCTGAATATAAAGGCTACCTATATAGTTTATTGCGAGCTGCATGTTGAATGCGTTGATCGGGCTATCTGGATCATTATTGAAAGCCATATCTGGGTAACCTGTGATCAAAAGCTGTTTTAGACTTAAAGCCGTTTCAGTTACTCTGATTTTAAATCTAACCTTTGGGACATCATTATCAAGGAAATAAGTGCCTCCGTATAACTCAAAGGTTACAAACCCATCAAAAGTCATTCGTGCCATTAACTGATCAGTACCAGTAATCGCTACATTTTGGGTAGGATCAGAAATAGGTGTTGTAAAGACATTATTAATAGCAACTGTTGAGGTTATTAAAGACTGAATTGATTGACCTTCTAATGAATCTGAAGCATTGCCAAATACATCGTCTGTCTGAAGAACTCCTAAAAATTCAGTAGTCGCAGTTCCGTTTACAGCATTAATTAATTCATTTGCAAAAGCTTGCTCTATAGGGGTGTCACTGGTTGCTGCTATTTCGTCGGTAATGTCAACCGATGTAGAAAATGTTATAGGAGCTGTAGGCTGGAGATTGGAGATTGAAGTTGACGCTTGAATATCATCGCTAGTATTACTAACATCACCAGAACTTAATCCACTAGTAAAACCATTTACACTGTTTCCTTGTGAGTCATTAAACCCAAAGTTTAAACCTGAGAACTGAGGAGTCAACACCTGCATGTTTAAAGATGTTGGAAGATTAGCATCAAGCAGTGCTTGTGGGGGATCTCCGTTTTCGTCAGTAAAAGTTACTGGGTAATCAAAATGATTGTTATCGCTACCAAATGTTCCAATACCAAACTCAGTAAAGTCAAACTTAGCAAGGAAGTTTATCTGACCTGGCTGTATAGTCTCCATGTCCACAACTTGACTGATGTCAATTTCAATCCCAGGATACCCATCAAACTGGCCATAAGAAACTAAATCATTACTAGCTGTTAATGTACTGGGCTCGTTAGTTCCAATTCTATTCCCAAGTATAAAGTCATAGTAATTCTGAAGAAACTCAGAAAATGAACCAGACTCAACCGCCCCTGCTTGTGAAGGGAGTTCTAAGTTAAAAGGTGTTGGATGATATATAGGGTAAGTGATGTTGCCATCCGTATTGATATTGTCAAAGCCCTCTAAGTAGTTAGAGTAAAACAATCTGTTGTTACTGACAGCTTGAGAAAAAGCCTTTCGAGGAACAGCATCAAAAGCTTTGAAAGCTTCTTGATCTGGCAACAGATTATAAATCCCATCGTTTCTAAAAGTAAATCCAACCGTTCCACCTTCAGGAGTGTTATCTACTTCGCCTATTCTATAAAAAGCTTGGTCATTATTCTTCCTAGCATAAATCCTTATCTTATCTACTGGAGCTTTAGTAGCTGTAAGAGTTAACTCTACAGCGTTATTCTCATCTTCAAAGAATGTTTTAGCAGTAATGTTATGAGCAAGGTTTGTCGTGCTTACAGCTATCTTAGAATACATTGATAAAGCGCTAGTCTCTCCATCATCATACACGTACTGATAAGCAAACTGAAAGATGTTGTTCTTTAGTTTGTTTGACTTGTTATTGTCTTCAGTTAAAAACTCGAACGTAATTGGAGTTTGTGGTGGCTGCTTACACACAGTCAAGAACAGCTCTTTCTCCGCTGTAGATCCAGTCTGCAATACCGCTGAGTAATTTGACTGAAGCGCTCTAGTAGCGTTAATCTTTCTTGGCTCATTACGATTGTCAGTGAAGTACAATAAGTGTTCGCCAAACTGATTAATCACAACATCAGCCTTAACATGATCTTGAGCTCCGAAGTTTAAAACAGAGTTTTCATAAACCATGTAGTATTGATCTGCGGTATACCTATACACATATATACCATGAAGCCCACCAGTGTTGTATAAGAAGTAATAGATGCACTTACCCGCCTCAGAAGACACAGATCCAATAACTCTATTGCTACCAGAATCTGGAATTAAATCTCTAGGTAAGCTAGCTGAAACAGCAGTATTTCCTTTAACATTCTTTAGAACACCTTGATTACCATCAGGATCATTAGAGACTCTAACATTAACAGCGTTAGACATCTCAACATTCTTTATCAGTCTAGCGTCCTCATCCTTGTTGAGGTACTGTGGTATGAGCTTATCTATTGCCATTAATACTTAGGTGATTGCTTAAAGTTCTTACGGATAGTCTTGAGTGCTTCCTGCTGGCTAAACGATTTCAATCTAGAGTTAGCCTTCCTGCGCTCATTATAGTATTCAGATCGAGCTCTACCCTTTTCAGCCATAGGGACATTACTCTTGCGCTCAACGAGCCTGTAGTATATGTATGACCTTAGAGCCTCTTCAGCCTGAACGTGAACTGTAGGGTTAGATGACCTAGCTTCATCAGCGATATATTCAATCACTACTTCGCTAGTAGGGTTGTTCGTGGCAAGCTCGATCCTGTTTTGATCAAAGTTAAGCCTATACTCTCCCTCGTAAAAGCCACCGCCTAACCCGTAGATCTGACCGATGTTGTTCTGGTATATGTAGTTTGAGAAAACAAGGAAGTCGTCTCCACCAAGAACACCGCTAGAAGATGAGCCAGTCTTAGCGTCCTCTCTGTCAAACACCCCATCACCATCACTATCTAAGTTATTTCCAGCGCTATCAGTCTTATATTTTTGAGAGTAGTTAATATTCTTATTCTCACCGAAGACATGAACCAATCCGTCAGACCCAACGATACCAATCTTAATAAGATCTACAAAATCATCAGGCAGCTCTACAGTGTTATTAGCTCCAGCTGAAAGCTTGATAGACCTAACCCGCTGGAGAAGATCAAACCCCATCTCTCTAACACCCCTTAAGGCGTAGTTATGTATTAACGTATCTGATGCGTTGTTAGCGTAGTCATCCCCTTCTAAGGTTAGTATGAAGTCGTTTACTACTTGTGATACGGTTACTAAATTCCTTGCCATCTGTTATGCCTTTTTTGATTCAGCGTCCCCATAGTTATATACGTTAGGGTCTCTGAGGTTGACGCCTATAAGCTTAGCAATCTCAAACACTAAGTCAGAACTGTAATGTTCTGGGAGCTCAAAGTCAACTGAGGTAGAGGCGCTATACGCCTCTTTCCCATTGCTTGTAGTAAATCCAAACTTAGGAAGAGATACTGTCCTTGCTCCTGTAGAAGGATTAGATCCTTCTGGTTGCTTGTAATATCTTAATATAATCTTGTTTATGCTTGTAGGAAAGACTTCGAAGCTGTCCTTTACTATAGCTACTGGACGAGAAGTTGAAGGAGCTGATAGAGTACTAAGAAGAATCCTGTCAATCTTTTCTTCATCATAGATAGGATCAATCATTACTGAGCTAGTAACATCCAGAAGGACACTGCCAAAAGTCTTCATGCTTATAAGCCTAGCAAAGTCATCGGGCTTTGCAAATACACCAGAAGCTTTGGTAACTGTGGAGTTTTTAGAAAACACCCCTAAGTCCTCCTTGAGCTGCTTGATTCTAGACTTGTCTCTAGCTGGATCTAAGTTGCGCCTACGCATTGCTTCTGCAAGCGTTAAGTCTGCAAACAGCTTATTAAAAATGTTCTGTTGTGCAATGGGAGCGAACGAATTAAATTCCGTAGGAGTCACGAAACCTCGCTGCTCCTTATTCGCTAAGTCACTCAATGCATTATATACTTCCCTTACACTTGCCATTATTGATATATCTTCAGATAGGCAAATATAAGAAAAGGGGCCGAAGCCCCTCTCTTACAATCACTATGAGTAAAAAACCGTCTAGGCAATATCAGACAGCTGCCTTTCGATTTCAGATAGTACCGAAGATCCTTTGTCTGTCATGCAGAAACGAGTTAACGTATCAATGGAGTCTTGGCCTACTGGTACCGAAACTACAACTTTACTTGTGTCGGGCCAAATAATAACCCCATTTTTTTCCATGACAATCTGAAAGTCTAATGCTTGCATCACTGTTGTACGTGCGTGAACTATAGGGTTGTCAAACATTTCGATAAACTTTTTCGGCTGTTTTTTAGCATACACCACAAGAGCCCTCTTTACCAATAAGTCCTTTTGATTTGTATTAATGTTTAAAGCCAAAGCAACAGGCAAAAGGTCTTCAAGTGGTCTTGATTTTATCATTGAAATAGCGTCTGTAATTAGAAACTCATCTTCAATTTCTTTTTCAAAGTCCACCTTCTTATCTATAAGGTAAAAGGCGCCTCCCCCGTTTGCTCTATTGTCAGGGTGCTTGTTTAAATAATCGATAAGGTTTGGCTGATCATGCCTGACGATAAGGTTTTTTTCCCTAAAAATAACATGCTCTCTAACAGCTGACTTTGATTGCTCGTCAACATAAATAGACGGCTCTCCTGGGCAGTACCTTATTATTCTTCTTTGCCTAGATTCCTCGTCGTAAATAGAGATGTTGTTGGCTCTTAGTTTAAAGAACACACCTCCCTTGCCTCCGATTGTTTCGTACATCTTAGGCATCCTATCTTCGTTAGGAATGCTCCTTTTTATAACAGAACCAGTTTTAGATACTGCTTTCTTTTTAGGGGATGTAGTTGGGGCTGTAGTTTCTTTGCGAGCTATAGGGCGGCCTCGCTTTACCGCTGGATTTTGTTCTTGTTCCATGATATTAAAATCTTATTGAATTAAAAAAATAAAAGGGAGAGAGCTATCCCCTCTCCCTTTTCTTATAGGATAGTTAACTATTAAGCATTATCAGCAATAACAGTAAAGTTAGCTATAGAAGCAATATCTGAGTGTGCGTACTCAGCAGCTTGATCATCAGCCACAACAATAAACTCATCCCTAGATTTAGCAAATTGTTCTACCAAACCCTGCATGACCGCCTTTTGGTTATTAGCAGTTGTAATTGTTATAACAACACTGTCGTTGATACCAAAAGTAGCATCATCGTGTCCAGCGGCGTAACTATTGTGTTTTCCTTTAAAAAACAACTCAAGCGTACTATTACCTACAGACTCCATTCCTAAGAATGAAGATAACGGATAAGTGTTAGATCCAGCAGCAGCATCATCATCGTTACCAGCAGTTGGATCAGCACGAAAATATAAATATTTCTCCATGTTTCTAGAATTTTAAAATTGATAATTAAGTTCCTTGAATAAGAACGTGCTGGTTAGCACTTCTAGTAACAAGACAACACTCTGAACGATAGTTGAATTTAGCCGTATCCTCAGTAGTATTAGTAAAACCAAGTACACCACCACCAGTTACCCAGTGCTCCATTTCACGAGAATATCCACCAGCAGACTTGTAGTTCATTTCAAGAGCAGGAGCTCTTTCGCCTGAACGTGGATCTACTACGTTAGCTAAAGGAATCATAACACCAGCAGCTAAACGATTGTGAACATCGTCATTTCCAAGAAGAGTAGGGTCATTCAACAACTTGAAGCTATTCTTGTGGAAAGTATATCCTCCACGAGAGAAAGACTTAAAGCCTAGATTCAACGCCATATCCCTATCGTTATTGAAAGCACCGAAAGAAGAAGCTACACCAGCAGTAACGCCAGTTCCAGCGCCAGCGCCAGCGATCATGTCATCAAGCATAAGATCCTGAGCAGTCGCTGAGTAAACAGCGTATTCAGCAGGACATCCGTTCCTGTCCATCTCCCTAATAAGAGCGTCAAGATCACCAAGGCCAGTAGAGCCAAGAAGGTCTGAAGTTACCATACCTCTATCCTCAAGAGCTGAGAAATAGCCCTCAGTGCCGTCTATGTCTGTAATACCATGTGAGGTATCAATATTAGTAACAGCCTGACCTAGAAGCATAACCATCTCACGCTTGTCCATAAAGCGCTGACGAGTATCCATCTCGCCCTTAACGTACCAGCGGTAATCTCCACCTCCTACGTCAATGTATCCGAGGTTAGTCGCTTGCGAACCTGAAACTTCAAAAGATTCCTTAACGATAGCGTAAGGATTAGTCCTCCTAACTACGTTAGACTCTAGGAAGTTAGTAGGCTGCTCAGAACCTTGAGCGAACATATTACCAACGATTGGCATAGTGTAAGTAGTTTCATCAACTAAAGCTACACTTGGCGCAGCAGCTCCGTCAGCAGCATTCGCTCCAAGCAAAGGCTTAGTAGTGAACCCTGTAGCAGTAACAGCAGTAACCAATAAGCGGTCAACACCATTAATAAGAAGGACGTCTCCAACACGACAAACGATTTGAACATCAGTACCTTCAGTAGAGATTGTTGCAGCAGAAACAACGCCATCAAAAATCAAACCACCAGCAATGTCACTAAGGTCACTAGCTTGAGCACCACCATCCTTATCGACTGCACTAGCAATAGTAGCAGTTTGAGTTTGGTGAAGACGAGCTTCCTCAAAGTATTGAACATTGTCAGCAGTACCATTGTTCTTGATAGCGCCAGTCATTTTCAAAAATCCAGATATGCCTTGGTTACCGAAACTCTTCGATAGCTTAGCACGAACGTCTGGAGCGTTGACTTCGTCAATGAAGTCGTACAACGAAGTATACTTCGTTGGAGTAGCCAGATTATACAGGTTGTTGTTGATGCCCCTAGGAGCACTACTAAACGTACCTGTGTTTTGAGTAATTGCCATTTTTTCTTAGATAAATGTTATGGATTAAAAGTAACACCATCACCACCCCCAAAAGCTTGAAGCAATTGATCTTGACTTATACCTGAGCCAGATTGTCCATCTCCGACAGACGGTCTAGAGGAATCGACATTAGCTGCTGATTGAACAACACCCATCCTACCGTCACTCAATCCTTGATTGTAGATAGAGGCTGTAATAGAATCGATATTATCAACCAACGCCCTATGAGCGTTTAGCTTGTCAAAATCCCATGAACCATTGTCGCTCACGTAGTCATCAAAATAATTCTCAAGATTAGAGTTTCTCTGAATCAACTGCTTCCTATAGCCCTCATCAATTCCAAAGTTGAACGTCTCGTTCTTTCCTGGAAGATCAAACTCTAGTCTACCGAACATGTTAGTGTTCTCAGACATTTCAGAAATCCACTCCTTAGAGATAGGTGTGTTGTCTTGATTTACCCCAACATCAGGAGACTTATACGAATCTCGTAATTCTCCAACATGCTTACGGGCATTTTCCGCATCCATCTTGAGTTGTAGCTTAGCCAACTTAACTTCGTCTTCACTGTGAAAATCTTCATCCAGCTTATACTTGTTGCTGATCAAAAGATCTATATCACTAGGTTCGAGATTGGAATGCTCGGAAGACATCTGTAGGCGAATAAGCGCCATCTCATCCATTTCGGATGGATCAAGCGATTGATACCTATACCAGTCTTCTGGCGATCTACCAGTCTCTAAAACGAATTTGTTGATTGCGCTAACACGCTCATCAATTTCAACGGGTTTATAAGAAAGAGCTTCAGATATAGAATCGTAGCTATCAAAGTCCTTGCCTAGCTTTTCGCTTAGGCGAGAAAATATTCTACTATCAATATCGTCAGCTTTCGCTTCTTGTTGTTGCGGAGCTTCTTGCTCCCCAGTAACTTCTTTAACAGGAGCCTCGCTCGCAGCTTGGGGCTGCTCTTGGGCCTGAGGTTGTTGTTGTTCTTGTTGTTGAACAGGTGGTTCAGAACTAACAGCATAGCCAGCTTCTCCTAATGCATTTTCAATGTCTTTATTCATTTAATTATATTTTCATTTATACTAGTACTCTATGTGAAGGTGAATCTTCACGTTGTCAGTGCCATCAAAGTCTGGGGCTCCAGAGTGAACCACGCCACCCATATACATTGTATTAGTGAACAAATTGTCTCCAGCCTTATCCGTCATTAAAACCATATTATCCGTTCCACTGCCACCTCTTGCATTATTTGCGTATTGACTTACCGTCATTCCGTAATAAAGAGCAACATTGTCAATTACGTCTAGATCTCTTGCATCAGCATCAGTTAAGCCCACAAATGCAGATCCAATAAACTGGTTCGCTGTAAAGTTAGCTGCGCTAATATTTGCTGTAGCATCTAGAGTACCAAGAGAGGCGGTAGTGTTCTTTTTAAAGAACAAAAGTCCAATCTTAGTATCATCCTCACCACCACCAGAAGCAACTTCCATGAATACATTTATAAGTTTGCATGCTCTATGTGGTAGATTAAATGCTGTAAGGTTGAACATAACGTCACCCGCCGCATGAGCTCCATCAGCCGTTGTTGGTGATACTGTAATTACATCAAATGCCATATCTCTTATTTTTTATATTGACCAGAAGCCATATTCTACCGTTGTAGCGCCACCATATGATTCAGCAGTGATAGCTAGGCTGTTATACAATGGGAAGAAAGCGAACTCTCCAACCCTTACTTTAAATACTACATTCCCATCAATCTTTACTTGAAGGAAGTCTGTTGCGTTTGCGCCCGATACTACCTTGATGTATACGTAAGAAAAAGCGCTATTGGATGCTATTAATGCTTGAGCAGATCCTGTAGCTATACTCGTTCTAGCGACATCTATAGATGGTGAAGTGACAGTAACGGTGTCTGTTACTGACAACGATAGAGCATCTGAGGCCGTGTCGGTGCTTGTTAGTGATAGTGTTTTTATTAATGAAGCCATATCTTATTTTTGTCAGTAAGTTCTATGTGCAAATATAGACATCCTGTTGTTTTTGTTTTTTTATCAAAATGTCCGTTTTTGGCTTTTAGGTGGGCGCTTCGAGCCTCCCCCTTTACCAGCCCAGAGAAACCTGTTAGCCCAGTATGCTGGACTACCTTTTCTCTTAATGTTTTTAGCATGCCTACTCTTAAAGGCTTTCCTTGCTTCAGGGCTATAGTTATGCCCCATATTCTGGTCACCAAACCTGATAACCTTTCCTGAATCTTGACCTGGCCCTAATGTGGAAACTACAACAGCCTTCTTAGTCTTATGACTCCTAGTCAGCTTAGGCTTGTTAACTCCCTTAACTCCAACCTTCTTTATCTTAGAAGCTATAGACGCACGTAGTTTTGATCTATCCATTAGTTCCTTGGTCGATTGAAATAGTATCGGGATTAATAGTTGGGGTTATAGTAATTGTTTTTTGAGACTCAATAGTTACATCAATAGAACTAGAGGTGGGTAGTACAAGGCTAACCACGTTATTACTAGTTGATATAATAAGATTAAGATGACTCATATTGTAACATCCTCATTTACCTGCAACACTCCAGTCAACCATGTCTGAGTAGTCCCAGCTTTTATCGTCTGCAAATCATACACATACAACCCACTAGAAACACCACTCATAATACTTGAGTCAATGTTTGAAGTTAGAACACCACCCGAAGTTCCTGTGATAGTCACGTTGTTTTCTGAAACAGTTGAACCAGAAGAGGTATCGGTTTCCCTGATCTGCATCTTAAATGAATAAGCAGTGAGATCAACAACAGCACCTGCTGAGTCGGTTACGTTAACAACAAGATTAAAGGTGTCTCCTTTCCTGCAAGTAATGTCTAGCCTTTTGGCTACATCTAATGTTACACTTGATACACTCATTATATAAGACCGTCTAAGAATTGTTCAATATCATCAGAACCTTCCTCCTCTTCTGGGAGTCGGGGTATTTCTCCTTTTCGTTGCGCTATTAGTTTGGATTGCTCTACAGTCTGCTTTTCAACTCGATCATCCTTCCTATCCTCTTTCAACACCTCTAGCTTTTCTCGGAACTCCTGATCATCAGTTTTAAATCCAAGACTAGCTTGAGCTTTCAGCTGCTCAATCTGCATTCTCATTTGGTGCATAGCTGAAGCAACCTGAACATCCAGCTGCCCTTTGAGCTGCATTTTCTGAGCGTCAATTTGAGCTTGCATCTGAAGCTCTTGCATCTTTAACTGAGAAGCTACCTGGGTAGCTTGAGAATTTGACTGCGCCTGAGCCTGCATGTTTTCCATAGCCTGCTGCCTAGCCACTTGCATCCTCCTCTTTCTACGCACAATGAGAAGTCTTTGAGCTTGATCAATATCAACAAGCTCTCGAATAGCTATAGCGTCTTCAAGATCTATTTCCCTTTGAGCTAAAGATCCTTGAATGTTTTGTTCTAAGAATACTCTATCCTCATCAGACATTGTCTTCACAACTCTGATACCAAAGTTATACATCGGCAGCTCCTTAAAGGATGAGATGATCTCCATATTGTTTTGACCGATGGCTTTAGTGTAGACTCGATAAAGAACAGAGTCTTCTGGAATTATTTGTAGGCACTTAACAATATCCTCACACACACGCTTGTAAAGAACAAGTGATGCATTAGTTATATCATATAGCGCATTATTACCAGCAGCAATAGCTTGTTGCTGAACCCCGACCAAAGCATCACCCTTAGGTGTGCTAGCGTCCATTACTTCATTTACTCCAGTAGCATCACGTATCATTCTTAGATAGTGGTTGTACAAAGTAATAAATGAGTTGATGTTTCTTATTTGGTTTTCTAGAGATCGGATCGGTGGGTTCTGGAAACCCCCCTCTGGATTCTTAGAACGATAGTACATGACTCCCGTCTGCTCATATATATCTTGGAGCTGGAGAGGAGATAGGTCACCACCGCTTCCTAGCTGTACATTTTCTAATCCCTCTACATCTATTAGTAAACCGTCTGGCTTAGCTTTCGCTACAGCCTGCTGAATCTTTAGATGCGTAAGCTGAAGTTGATCAGCGAAACCAATGATTCCTCCAGTCATTGACTTTGGAACCATCTTTCGAATGTTCGTGCAAGCTATACTGTAAGATAGTTTTGCTTTAGTTAAGTCATGAACATTCTTAGGAATGTTTTTCTTAGGCCCGTAATTAAAGACCTTGTTCATGTCCATTAAGTAGCATCCACCGTACAATGTCTCGACATCCATTTTGTATGGCTTGCGCTCATAGACTGAATCAGTAACAGGCTTGTACTCATTGCCCTTATAGTAAAACCCTACATTCCCAAATTGAGACTGCTTGCTTTCATAGTAAACGCAATCAACGCTTAGGAATTCAAAGTCAAGAACATCTACTAAATAATCATCGTACCCGTAAGTATTCTTTAATGGATTGCCATTACCGAACTTGCTATGATCATTGTAGTCATTATTCATCACCTTACGAGCAAGCTCCTCATACTCCTTTTCAGTGAACTGATCCCCTGCTTTACGCTTAAGATCCATAATAGACATACGCCTAACATGGCCAGCGTACACAATATCATTCATGTGAGGATCTTCTGTGTGGCTGTGCAAGAAGTTTACTGGGTCAACGTATTCTGTTGTAATACCGTAATTAGGATCGTTACTTCTTTTAACCACGCCCATACCACAAACAACCAAGTCCTCAACACACCTGCGGTAGATGTCTTGGTTAAAGTCATTCCAGTCAAGGGTTAACGAAGTAGCCATCTGAGCAGCAATCTCAGCATTAGTCCTGATGTTTTGATCCATGAAGATCTCAGCTTCCTCAGAGCTTTCAGGTACTGTATCTGGATCTATCTCCAGCTGTAGACCTAAATCCTTTGCCTCCTTAAAAGCATCCCTGTTCTCTACAGCAACCTCTAGCTTAGCTTTCTTTTTTTCTTGCTCCTGCTTTGACACAGGGTCTAAAGCCTCAACAGCTGGGTAGGGCTTGCGGGAAAGAACCCTATTAACAACAACACGAACAAACTTAGGAACAATCGGTACTGGGCTCCAGTCTATATTCAGTAAAGTCCCATCGCCGTTATTGGGATCTAATGAATTAAGTAGTTGTTTATATATAGATGTATCCTGAGTACCATTAGCGTAGTCCCTGTTTTTTTCAAAATCATGTTTTCTCCTATTGAGTAATGATGATGAATCTTGGGAAGAGCCCCACTGCCCCATGATAGCCTTAGCAAAAGACTCTCCATAAGAAGGAGTATGCTTCTCCATCGGGTCTGCAAATGGATCAGGAAAGTTACCGTAGCCGCTTTTTGTGTTTCCGTAGCCCATTATTAATTTTTTCTCATATTTGCAAATATAGAGCTTTTCACTTTTTCAATGTTGATGGGCCTGACGAGTTGTATTTATACTTCCTGAAGAACTGTTTATCTTCAAAATTAGACTTAGGCTTCTCTTTACCAACCTTCTGCGCCGCTAGCAACGCAAGCCCTGAACTTATACTAAGGTCAAACTTAGTTCGGTCGGTTATCTTAAAACCAATCCAATCCTCTAGGGTTCTGTTGAAATGCATTCTACCAAAGCTACCTTCTTCATTACTTCCAACATGCTCGTGAATATAATCCTCGATAGCCTGGGCGTGAGTTTGTATAACGTCTTGAGAGTTTGAAGGGATGCCTTTGGTCTTTACATTTATAGAACTACTAGTAGATCTTAAGTGGGCGGGCCTGTCTAAAACATAACCATCATAACCCCTCTCTTCAAAGTATCTAACAATCCCATACTTATTATTCTCTATAAGTAAAGGGTACCCGTAAAAATAAGAAGCCATTAAAATATCTTCATAAAAGATCCTAGCCATTGGAGGACGACTGATGTACTCAGCGATAAACATGTTTGAAGGGTGCTCCATATTAAATTTGTTATATAGATGGCAAGCGCCCTTAGATCCCCTATTGTCCACAGTGGCATCCAGATCATAACTATCCACTCCACCACAACCAATGGCAGCGTTAGGAGCCACCATCTTACCACGTTCAATCTTCTTTTTATTTCTAAACTCTGTTGGCGGCATCCAGGAAATTTTCCACCTGCCTCCAGCCTTTGGCCTAAACAGAACATTAGTATCTCTCTTACCTCCCTCCCAAACAAAGTTACCTTCAACACAAGGGTTCGGATAAAGGTTGTCATTGTATTCAATCTGATCATAGATCTTCGCAATGTTAAATAGACTACTCTCAACAGAATCTCGGAAGGCTTCTTCTGGGGAAAATGGGAATTGCCTGATAAACTCATTGAGCTCCCTAGCGTCACTCTTTAATGCGTTCCTTTCATTTTTTAAGAATGTCTTTGCTCCAAAAGCAATCTTCTCACCATCAAGGCCATCGATAGGATTCTCTGGATCTTCAATAACAGCATTTCCATGTACATCAAAAAACCCTTCTAGCGCATCATAGGCGGGAATGAATAACCTATATAAGCCAGATATTGTCCTGCCGTTAGCATTACGACTCAAGGGATCGGAGTCATTGTATAGCTTCTTATACTGCTCACCTCCTTTGTCCATTGGGTTTACAGTACTCCCAACCATAGCCTTACCTACAATCTTTCTACCTACAATAAGACAGGTTCTTTGTATCCTCCAGGCTTCACGTATGTCTGTAGGCTTCTCCCACTTACCAGCCTCATCAAGGTAAAGCCAGTGAACCTTTTCCCCATCATACGCATTATTGGTTGTGTTCTTCCAGTTAAGAATAGTATTCAAAGCCTCTCCTCTTTGCGATGTCTTATTGTTCTTAGTAATTCGCTTCGATGGTTCACGGAAAGCTAGTTCCATTCTAGGGTTCGTAGTTCCATCTTGTATTGGTTTGAAGAAGAATGGGTAGCCCCTGAATATAGGTACTACCTTTTTCATAAAGATATTCTCTTGAGCGTCCTTTCCAGTCTTAGACTGAACACCTAACAGCTTCTCCTTAACCTGAGTAGCCTCGTCAACCATTGATGCGGCACACATGTTTGTGTACCCAGAACGCCTACACTTTACATACAGCTGACCCATACACCTAGCATCAACTTCGCAAGCTGACATGTGTAGGAATAGATCTCTTTGAAACGAAAGGAAGCTAGGGTAGCCTATGTCAATTCTTGACCACTGGAGGAACATGTAATGATGCCCCGATATATACGTAGGTACACCATTGTTGTAAAACCAAAAACCCTCACGCCTACGTGTAAATTCTTTCTCGACATTCGGATGAAACCTCTCTCGGAATTCTTTCGGCGCTTCCATCCACTCATCCATACTGCGAACACGCAACAGCTCTTCGGGTAGTTCTTGGCGCCTCCAATATTGCTCTTCCTTCGGAAGGTTGTAATTCGCAATGTCTTTATCTTCAGGGGTAGCGGGAAGCACAATGTGAAGGCCACCGATCTCAATACTCTCACCCAGTGTATCATTGGGGCATATGACAACGCCCTGTTCATTATATCCTTCAACATCTATTAGCATTTATTTCAATTCTTTGTCCTATGCTTTCTTCTGTGACAGTTAGAGCATCGAACTTCACACTTACGAATTTCATTCTTTATCGCTTTTATTGAGTACGACCGCCCAACCATGTCAGAGACATTACTTACTTTCTTTCCTCTTACGTGGTCAAAGTCTAAAAGAATGGATTCATCCTCACCGCAATCTATGCAGTGAAACATCTCCTTTACTCTATCTAAAAATTTCCTATTCCAACTTCTTCGTAGTTTATTTCTCTTTGCGCTCTTCTCTAATATCTTAGCTTTATTTTTTAAGTAGTGGCGAGCTGACGCCTCTTTTTGATTCTCCTTACTCTTATAAGCCATAAATTATTTATCTAGCCATTCTCTCAGCAAAACCACTGCTGTGATCTACATCTTCTTTTATACCAATGCCCTGAGATAGGTCGTTAACCATTTGCTCCAGCTTCTGTCTTTCAACAAGAAGCTCCTTGCAGTCAATGGCGGTTTGTTTAATAGATTGGAGCTCAGCCTTCCTAGCGGAGCCATTAATTTCAGGATCTACAGGTTTGCGTATCTCACTAATCATGTTATCGATTGCCTCCTCCATTGAAGACATCAGCCTTTTGGCTGCATCAATCGTTGTGAACTTCTTGGACTTCGACATAGGATATATCATCAACTCTCATCCTATAAACAATATCGCCGTTATCTAGCTTAATCTTATAGTCAGAGTTTTTATCAAAACCAATAATATCACCAGGGTTAACCCCTTGATCTAGTAAGTCTGAGTGAGGAGTATATACCTCGGCTACGTCTCGCTTTTTCTTGTAGGCAGCGATCTTAGTTACAATTCCATTTTCTTCAACATCATCCTCTGGCTCGTCTACAGGTAAAACAAAAAGCCAGTCGCATAACATGTGAAGCTCATTAGTGTCCTTGCTTCGGTAAGCTATGCTTGCGCTTTGAGCACCATTAACATCATCGTAAACAGATATGTAGTTGTCATCTCCAATGTCTAAGGACTTATTGATTGTTACATGGTGATGAAAAATTAATGTATCCCCAGGCTTTGCTCCTGTATTATACTTGAGTGGAGCAGAAACTATCTCCCCATAGGAGATGCGGTTTTCAAATTCGTTATACTTGGATTCAAAGTATATCTTTTTATCGCCTAACTGGATTGTGTCCTCGTGCTTCTTTGGCACATGAACAATGAAGTGATTCAATGCATTCATTTATATTAAAATTTACAGTCATATTCAATAAGTACAGGTTGATTCTCAATTGTCTTCCACAGGGCAGATGAGTCATCATCCTCTATGTAGATCTCATACCTACGTACATTGTATTTATACAGAGACTTATCGTCTTCCATTATAGCGGAGACAGTTCCGTCTCCAGCCCTCATCCCAATAAAATACGCCATAGCGTCTTTAGGGTTTGGGCCTACAATAATCTTTCTAATAATATTTGCCATTACAATTAATTTAAACAGATGTTTCCAAGGAGGTCGTCCTTGTCTTCACCATTTATTTCGTAAGCCTCTTCTAGTATCATGAGAAGCTCATTAAACTCTTTGCTGTTATTTATATTCCAAGAATAACCAGCGGTATATTCAGTCCCAGATAAACCTCGTTTTTTATCAATACCAAAACAGAAGACATATGAGAAGTCATCACTAAATCCCTCCTCTTCAGCTATGTCTGAAAGGTCTTTCATTAGTGACGATATTTTAATGATCAAGTCTTTATAGTTATCCATTAAGCGGCTCCTATAACTGCGATGCTGCTTGGGTTTGCATTAGTTGTAGTAAGTCTAGCATCAACGACCCATGTGGCCACACTTGAAATTGTAGCTCCGTATATTTCAATAACATCACCTTGAGCACCACCGCCTGTCGCAGAGTTACCATCTAAAGATAATGTGTCATTGTCGTAAGAGTTTCCTGTGTTCGCTACTATTTGAACAGCCCGTTGTTCATCAGTAGTACTTTCAACAGAAACCTTGCCTATAAATCTTTGAACTGTTCCGCTTGTTCCAGCGTTAGCTGTAACAATATTAAACTCGGTGTTGCTCGTTGTAATAAAAAGAAACTTAAAATACAATCCCGCAGCACACGTAGGCAATGTAACAGTATCTCCAGCTAAGGCATTTGAATCTAAGAGATGAACCTTACCCGAATCAGCAGCAGTAAGTGATACAGTGTCGTTTACAAGATTAGTAGTTTGGTTTGTGTTTGCAAATGTGATTGTATTAGCTGATTGAGTAATATCAATACCAACACCCCCGCTAAAAACAATTGATGTAGAGTTTCCTCCTGAATCAGCGATTGCTACTGTAGGATTAGTAGCCCCTGTTATAGTAGTGGTAACTGTTTCAAAACTGGGTAGAGTTCTATAACCAACACTCTTTGTTGACGAGTCCCACACTAAGACGTTTGTAGAGGAAGCTTTAAGTGGAGCGTCAATTTGTAACGTTGCTGCTTTTACAGTGGTGGATGAAACAGATAGGGCAGTATCATTACCGCTACCATCTTGAATAGTTTTAAGTGTCCCAGAAACGGCAGCACTATCAGAAGTCTTTAGTAAGCCTTGGTAAGTGTTTTTTATTGAGTTGCCAGAAAGAGTTGCCATATTGTTAAATTTGTAGAAGCAAATATAATTAAATGGCTAGACACCATAAAGGGAGGAAGATGAGAGAGTTCTCATACCTCAACGAAAGGTACGTAAGTAAAAACTACCTAAAGTATTACAAGCATGCTATTCGTGACATATCAGGAAGGACGGGCTTAACAATGAATGAGATCAATGTCATGGTATTCATGTATGACTACGAGTTCTTTACAGCAACCCATATGTCTCAAGCTCTGTATCAGAGCGATAGGAAGTTTAGGAATAAAGTCCTATACCCTCTACAACAGAGAGGATGGATAGAAAAAGCCTTTGATAGGAATAAGGTTAGCGAGATGACTTTCTCTGAAGCCATGTTCCATGAACGAGGTAACTATAAGAATAGGTACACCTTGTCACAGAAAGCTAGGCTTGCTGTTCAGCGGTTCTACCGTAAACTAGAAGGGTTAGAGGAAATTGTAATCCCCGATTAAGACTTCGAGTGGCTAGCTGTTTTAAACATCGCCTTCTCAACAGCGCCTGGATGCGGCTTATAATCACCCTCCATTAGGTAGTACCTACCCTGCTCTTCCATCCAGTGGTAGCCTTTCGGTGGGTTTACTTCAATCTTCTCATCTGAAATTGACAGCTTGCCACCCTCCTCGTATCGTTTTCCAACTTTCATTTCTTTTTTCTTTTAATAGGAATGTTAACTCTAAGAGAAGCGCTTGGATTAACTTTCCCTTCAGAGGTGTAGGCCGAAGCGCCACCAGTAACTCTTATGCCCTTAATTTGTGTAGACGCAGAAGCGCCCCCGAAAAAACCTTGACCAGCCACTCCCCCTAAGTATGCTGAGGCAGAAGTTTTCTTTGGGGTGCGAGAAGGGATTTTGATCTTAGGAGAGGATGCTTTCTCTCCTTTACTTGTCAAATCAACAGATTGATTTTTTTGACCTTCAATTGACCAATTCTTTATTGGCTTCGCTAACACATCTAGTAGCACATCAACCTTTGTCTTTTTTTTCTTCTTGTCTTTCGGCATATCTACGATATAAATTTATAAAGATCCTCGGCCACTATTTCTAGTGAGTCCTTAAGCTTTTGAAGATCTGCCTTTGTTTCTTCAGCTTTCCTTTCTAAGGCGTCAGGAATAAAATTACTGTTCTTATCAACTTCTCTGTTGTTTAGTAGATACACAAGGTATATACATGCACACAACAATAAACCACACATTACGCTTAAAAATAAAATCATATCTAAAGTTTTGTTAATAACTTGCTTTTTAAATCAACAAGTCCTTATATTAGTAGAAATCAAATATACATCATTATGAAGAATTTATTTTTTATCGGAGCACTATTGATAGCAGGAGCCTTTCAAGCTCAAGACACTTTTGACAGCATTGAATGGGAGAACAACTGGTTCTTTGATAAGGAGAGCAAGATGTACCAAGAATCATGCTGGAACACAGTTTCTTTTATTGAAAACGACAGTGTAGACTGGGTCTTAGTTATGCGTGTAATAGAAAACAAAATAGGAGAGTTAGAGTTTCTGCCTTACAATTACATAGTCTTAGGTCGTGACCACCAAGACGACATACGTATCTACTGTGACGGCACGTTTGTCGCTGCTGGTTTTAATAAGGAAGGTAGCCAGTGTACGGAGTTTAAGTACTTCCTATCTAGCTACTACTTCTGTGATGATACGGGAAAAGGTAATGTGGAGCTTGAGCTAACTATGAAGTAGGCGGGGGGCTAAAACTTATAGCCCCTTTCACCTTTCAATGTTTCATTGACGTCATCCAATGACCTGCCTTTTTCTAATTCCTTACCTAGGTTTTCTCCAAATTCCCCCTCTTTCATAAGATCGGGCTTACTGCCTTTAATTGACATTAGCTTCTCCTCAGCTTTAGCTATTAAGGTGTCGTAGTAATTAGCGGCGCTGGCTGATCCTTTCTCTGAGATTCCAGTTAACCCATCATACTCTTTACCTTCTTCGGAAGCCGTCCACATTAGAACTCCAGTAGCGTCACCCATCTTTGCAGTTTGGCGTTTTTCAATAGAAGCTGTTTCTATTAGCTCCCTTAAACTAGCCTCGTCTGTAGGTAGTGTGTTGTCAATGTAAGCTTGTTGAACAAAAGAGTATTTCTTAGGTGGATCAGTTTCACCGCCCTCCTCCATAAACTTGTAGCCACGCATCTTGCCGCCATATTTTTTAACATCCATAGGTGAAGACACATCTGTTCTAAAAGTCCACGTATCTCCATCTTTATATAACTTTTTCTTTTGATATGCTTTAGTGTGTTCAGCACCCAGAACCCCTGCCTCTCTCAGATCTGAAGAAAGTTTCCTTGCAGCAGTCGCTCTATCTATACTAGAAGCTGAAAAGTTTGGCTTGTTGTAATCTATATTACCGCCAACACTAACATCGTAACCTTTCGGTGTTTTCTTTTTTCTTTTACCTAACTTCATCTTAAATCTGTATCGTGTTTTTTAGAACCTTTAATGTAGCTGTTGACTCTCCCCA